ACATTGTATATGACGAGCCGGAGAACCTACCCAACCCCTAACTAAAAAAAAAGAGTGGCAATGAAAAATGAAATCCTCGACGCAATCTGTGGTGAGATTGCTGTCTTAGAAGAGTTGATTGAAAACGGATCAAGCGACGCATGGTATGAGCCGCTTGCCCTGCACTGTGAAAAACTCGAAGCCCACAAACGTGAGCTAGTCGCGAGTGAGCCATCGTGCGATAAACTCGGTGCATATCTGGCCTTTTGGTGTGGCACAATGACCGAGGCCATGCTCAGTGATGACGCAAACATCATCACGGATTATCTCAGGCGAAAGATGCCGGCGTTTGCCAGTGAGCGGTCGATCGGCATGGTGTTTTGTTTTGGGAGCAATCCACTCAAAGTGCTCGAAATGGAGCATGATCTGGGTGCGTTCCCGCCAGCCGTTGCCGGTACAGACATCTCACGAGTGCGCCCCTCTCAGGAGCAGCGGCCAGGTTCACGAGAGCACGTTACTAAAGAGAAGGCACTCGCCTGGCTCAAGAGCTGGAAAGTGTTTGCCGAGCAGCTTGCCGCTGAGTAGGCGGTCTATTTCTGGTATTTTTGCCCCGCCTCTATAGCTGCGCAAATAATTTCTGCATTATGCGCCACTCCGCGCGAGACAAACGCTCTATTTCTGGTATTTTTGCCCCCTCTGTATCTGCGCAACTAATTTCTGCATTATGCGCCACTCCGCGCGAGACAAACGCTCTATTTCTGGTATTTTTGCGCCCCATCTACCGCCGTTTTGCACCAATAAAGATAACGGCCGACAAGGGGTTACGAATGTTTTTTACCAGTGTGTGACCAAACGTGTCACACCGCTGGTGCATGATAAAAACCGCTACAAACGAGCGAGTTTGTGGCGTAAATAACACTAAAAGCGCTTGTCGAAAATGGACGATAATATAGAGATAAGTTTGACGACCACACCTGTAGAGCGTAGAACAGATGTAATCAGACCACGATGATGTGAACAGACCTATGACTGACAACAAGACGACGCAGTCCCGACTATCGGGTTTTCGTGCAAAAACCCCCTCCGGCCAAACACGCTGGTTTATCTCTAAACAGGCACGCGATGCTTACACCGCGATGCTCAGCAAGCTCTCTAAAGTACCTGAAAAATAATAATTCCTTTGGCATTTTCTGATGCCGGAGTGAACGCGCTGATTTCTCAAAATAGGCTCTATGCCTACAAATGTTACCCGAAGTGATGCTGCGCAAAGCTCTCCAAGTTTTGCTGAACAGATGGTTGCCAAACTGCAGGGCGAAGTACTTGCAGGGTCTGGCGGCGTTCGCTCAACGACTGTCGACGGCGTAAGCGTCGAAACGAACCGCAGTGAAATGCTGCGCGAACTCAGATACTGGCAGAAAGTTGTCGCGAGAGAAAAGAATACGCAGCCGCTTTCCTTGAATGTGGATCTCTCTGATGGCCCGTGAAACAAACTTGAGTTACGACGCGAGCGTATCAAGTCAAAAACGTCGATCCCCGTCGTCGCGACTTAAAAGCGTTGATCAGATTCTCTCGCCAACGCGAAGAAAGCAACTGGTCAGTAACGCGAGAGATCTGCAGCAGAACTTTTCCATCTGCGCGTGGGCAATTCGCAGGCATCTGGATTATGTCACGCGTTTTACCTTTGAGCCGGATACCGGCGATACGGGTCTTGATCGTGAGCTACAGTCAATCGTCGAGTGGTATTCCAGGCCGGAAAACTGTGATGTCACTGGCCGGCATTCACTCGCCAGGCTCATGCGGCTGGCCGAGGAACGACGCACCGTGGATGGCGATATCTTCTTAGTGAAGATGAAAAGTGGACATCTTCAACCAATTGAAAGTGACCGTGTCCGAAATCCTGACAAGATCTCACAAAAAGACACGTGGGTACATGGTTTAAAACTCAACCGAGCCGGCAAAACAGTACGCGTTGGCGTCTGGGGTCGCGACGGTTCAGGTGGTTACCAGTTTCAGCGGACCGTCAACGCTCGCTCGGTCCTGCAACTGGCATATTTTGAGCGGTTTGATCAGGTACGCGGGGTATCGCCACTAGCTAGTGCGATTAACACGTACCGAGATTTGTACGAAGGTTTTGATTATGCGCTGGCCAAGCTCAAAATCTCTCAGATGTTTGGGCTTGTGCTATCCCGTGAAGGCTCTGAAGCCTGGGGCGATGTGACGGCCGATGGAGACGGCACTGGCTATAAGGTCGATTTCGGTAAAGGGCCGGTCATGCTCGATCTCGACCCGGGCGACAAAGCTGAGATTATTGAAAGTAAGAATCCGTCGAACGAATTCCAGACGTTTACTCAGCAGATGATCGGGATCGCACTTAAAAGTCTCGATCTGCCTTATTCATTTTTCAGCGAAGACTTCACCAACTTCTTTGGATCACGGTCAGCTTTCATTCATTACGAAAAAGCGGCTAAGCGTAAACGAAAAGATCTGGCAGATATGCTCGACAAAATAACCGCCTGGCGGCTGCGGTTGTTTGTAGCCGATGGCACGCTGCGTCTGCCTCGCGGCATGAACGTCGGTAGTCTGCGCTGGAGCTGGATCAGCGACGGAACACCTTGGTGGAATCCGATGCAGGAAATCACGGCTGATATTGCTGCCATCAACGCCGGTTTGAAAACACGCACACAAATCGTTCGTGAACGTCACGGTAAAGATTTCAAAGACATCGTCGACACACTAGCCGACGAGCAGGCGTACATGAACGAGCGGGGTGTCGCAATGGATTCCAGTGGAATCGTGACCCCCATTAGCGATGAAATTCTAGAGCGTGAAGCAGCACGCGAAGCACTTGAAACGGATGAGGACTAACAAAATGGAACAACAAAACGTACCTGAAAAGGCGTTTACGCTCGCTACGAGCGACATCGAAATTACAGAGAGTGCCGACGAGAGTAGTGCAGCAACGCTCTACGACGTGCGGCTGCTGGCACGTAGCAGTGGATCAATCGAACACTGGTACTGGGGCAACCAGACGATTCACGACATGGACGGCATGCGTGTGGCTGAGAAAATTCCAATCGATTTTAATCACGACGTTGGAGAGGTAATCGGATACCTCGATTCATTCCAGGTCGAAAAAGAAGGACTCGTGGCTCGCGGCAAACTTGTCAGCTTTAGTGACGATGACCGCGCTGCAGAGGTCGCAAAAAAAAGCCGTGCCGGTATTCCGTGGCAGGCATCGATCAATTTCGGCGGTGACGGTATCTCCGTTGAACGGATTTCTACAGAGGGCGAGTTCACGGTCAACAACCGCAAGTTCACCGGAGATGCGACGGTGATCAGGCAGTGGCCACTGCGCGGTGTTGCCGTGACCCCCTACGGAGCAGACGAAAACACCGACTCTATCGTTTTAACAAATCAAGGTGAACGCGTTATTAATCTCAAGGAGACAAATATGTCTGACGACCAAAACACAAACGAAGAACTTCAGGAAGTCGCTCAAAGCGAACTTGAGACGGTAGATGAGCTGGAAACAGACGCTGCCGAGGAAGCTCAGGCCGATGAGCAGCAGGTCGATGAGGTCTGTGAAAGTGATGACGCCACCGAGCAGGACATCGAAGCCGCAGAGCCGGCTCTGGAAGCTGCCGCACTGAGTGCTGATGACGGACGCCGGTATATCGAGCTGTTTGGTGAAATCGGAGCTGTGTGGTTCATCGACGGCAAATCGATTGCTGAATGCTACGCACTGAGCCTCGCTGAAATGACTGAGCGGGTTGCCGAGCTGACCGACGAAAACGAAAAACTTCGTCAGGCTGTGACCGCTGACGCTGAGTCGAAGCCCCTTGCGTTTTCTGCTGCTGAAGATGCCGAGGTTCGTGATGCACGTGACCGTGCAGAACGCTTCAAGAAAAACGGCGTTTCAAATGATCTGGTAGCCCATTTGGCTGGCCGGATTGAAAAACAGCTCGAAACCAAATCCCGTTAGAAACACCCTTCCCTCCCGATAAGGAACTTTAAAAATGGCTGACGATTATTATACAAGTGCACAACTGATTCAGTTCAACGAATCAGACCTTGAATTTGATGTGAGCGACGTGCTTAACGACGCTCCGGTTCTTGCTGCCCTGAGCGCATTTAGCGTGCCAGGTACGCAATTACTCTATATGAAGCAAACTGCTGACCCGTCAGTTGGCTTCAGAGCACTCAATGATGGCGTGGACAATGACGTGGCTACATATAGCCAGGTCAGCGTTGATCTCGCCATTGCTGATGCGAGTTTTAATATCGATATTGCTGCGGCTGAAGGCTATCGCCTTGGCGCTGCTGCTTTCATCGCACTGCAAATGAGAAATCACATGCAGGCCATGATGGCAAAAATCGAAGACGAACTCATTAACGGTGATAACGGCTCAAACGGCTTTGCATCACTCTCTGATGAACTTGATGCTGTTGCTGACGAAACCGTCATCTCAGCCGGCGGTACAACCGCTGACACAGGCTCGTCTGTATATCTCATCCGCAGTGGATTCAACGATACACAGGTTGCCTGGGGTAATGAAGGCGTGATCGAAGCGAAGGATACGACCATCGTGCGAACCAGCGGTTCAAGCGCCGGTACGTACCCTAGCTACTACACCGCCGTCACCGGCTACTGTGGTTTGATCTACGGTAGCAGCTACTCTGCCGGTCGTATCGCAAACATTACCGAAGATTCCGGTAAAGGTTTGACCGATGCACTGATCGCTGAAGCACTGAGCAAATTCCCAGCCGGCCGTGGGCCGAACATGCTGGCGATGAATCGTCGCTCACTGTTCCAACTGCAGAATTCGCGTACAGCCACCAATGCCACCGGCGCTCCAGCACCGTATCCGGCAGAGGCTTTCGGCGTGCCGATTATCGTCACTGATCAGATCTCATCAACTGAGGCACTGATTAGCTAAATGTCACTAGCCACGCACATCAGCTCGAACTTTAAAACGCTTCAGACCGCCGCCGGCGTAGAGATACGCTACACGCGCGGCGAGAGAAGTGTTTTGGTACGAGCCGTGCCTGGTGAAACGAATTTCGTCAGAAGCGATGGCGAAGGGTACATGGAAAGTTCAATTAGCCGGGACTTTATGTTTCCGGCCGATGATCTTGTCATTGGCGGTACTCCTGTACTTCCAGAGCGTGGAGATGTGATTACCGAGACGGTCGGCGGCGTGGAAACCACACGTCCAGTGACGCCGGCCGCCGGTGATCGCGTTTTCCGTTATTGCGACCCTTACCACCAGGTGCTTCGTGTTCACACTCGGGAGACTGCTTAGTGTCAAACTCGCAGCTCACCCAGGTTGTTGACGCGGCCGTTACGCACCTGACAGCTCAATCGCTCTCACAAACGTTCTCTGTTAGCAGAACCTATCTGCCTGACTTTGAGCGTGAAGAGTTATCGAGTGCGGAGATCACGATTTACCCAACGGCTGAACAGTTAACCGTCATCGCACGCGGTGAAAACCAACACGTTTTTACGCTCGCGATGGTGATTCGGATTCCGGTTACGCCGGCCGAAGACCCGGACATTTCAAGCTCGCTGAAATTTGCAGAAGAAGTAGTGGAGAGCCTCGACCGTCAGACGATGGCAGGCGCTGCGTACCTCGGAGCAACCATCGAGCCGGTGTTCGACATCGAATTATTAAATGAGAACCACGAGTTTTTACAAGTCGTGCAACTCAACTACTTGAAAGTGAGGTAGGAAAATGGCTTTTGTACTTGGCCTAAATGCGAAAATGTACCGCGAAGCGTCCGGCACATGGTATGAATTTGACAATTGTCAAAACGTCACCCTGAACCTGGATAAAGCAACGAGCGATGTCACTACGCGAGGCGGTAATGGCTGGCGTCAGAGTGTCGCAACGCTGAGAAACGGAAGCGTGAGCTTCACGATGGTCTACGACACCGCTGATACAAACTTTACAGCTGTGATGGACGCGTTTCT